GTATTTTTTGTTTGTGAATTAAAAACAAGTTGTGTTGAATCTGACGTTGAAATGCAATACCCAGAATCAATTTTACCAGTTTCTGCAGACGAACCTCCACCTCAAGTAGAACAAATTTTTTCAACCGAACAAACAGAGAACAAGCGTAAAGGCAGACGTCCTGGGTTTAAGATGTCACAGGAAACTAAAGATAAAATTTCAGTTACTATGAAAAATAGAAAAAACCAATTAGTAAATCCAGCGCCAGCGCCAGCGCCAGGTGAAAATACGCTGCCGCAAGGTAAGAGGTGTAAAAGAGGTACGCGTAAAAATAGACGCACGGGTAAGTGCGAGCCATATCCAAAGATCCAGCCCGCTCAAATGACACCGCCCCAACTTTCGGACCTTCATCTTGAATTTCCAGTAGAGGTTCATTCAGAAGAAGAAATTACAGCACCGGTGCCACCACCTAAACGTAGAGGCCGACCTGTAGGATTTAGATTGTCTCAGTTGGTTAAGAATAAAATTTCAACTACAATGAAAAATAAAAAAAAGGCAGCAACTCAAGAAGTAGAAATAGGAGTTATTTCAAGTCAACGAACACGATGCCCAAATAAAACGCGAAAAAATAAATTTGGTCAATGCATTCCAATAGACCAAAATTCTGAATCGTCACCTATTCCGTTACCATTACCGTTTTCAAGTTCTAACCCAGATGAACCGAATGAACCGAATGAACCAAATGAATTGAATGAATTGAATGAACCGAATGAACCGAATGAACCGAATGAACCGAATGAACTGAATGAACAAACGGACTCTAACGAACTCAATAGTCAGCCTAGTCAACCAGAATCTATACCATCTCCATCTACATCTCCATCACCCCATCCACCTCCACCTTCACCAAGTCCATCAGGAACATCGGAATCATCTGAAACTCCGGGCTCTGATGCCCACATCGAACTATATCCCGAGCCAGGTAGTCCGAATTTTAACAATATTATAGCAAATAAACGAGAGTTTCATGAAGTTCGCCACGATATAATGAACGAATTTACAATAGAAGAGTATGCCAATCGAATTTGTTCAGAAGGAGGAGAGTTCGAGCTTGCGCCGCATCAGCTGTTTGCTAGAAATTTTCTGTCATCATTAACTCCATACAAAAGTATGTTGCTGTACCACGGATTAGGTACGGGTAAAACATGTTCTGCGATTTCAGTATCAGAAGAAATGAGAGATTATATGAAAGAAATTGGAATTACAAAACGTATTTATGTCGTTGCAGCTCCCACAATTCGTTTAAATTTTAAACAACAATTGTACAATCCGTCTAAACTTGTTTTAAATCGTGTTACTGGAATGTGGACAATGAATACTTGCATGGGTAAGAAACTTTTGAAAGAGCTTCGAATAAAACCAGTCTCGACAACCATAAGTGTGGACCAAGAACTTCGACTCAAAGAATCAATTCTTCTTCGTATTAAAACTCTCATTCAAAGAACTTATTCTTTTATTGGCTATGAGAAACTTCGTCTTATCATTGAAGAACTTTTGTTTGGGATAAAAAATAAACAAGTGAAACAACCCCAGTCTTCTACGCAATACGACCTCGCAAATATAACTCCGGAACAACAACAACGCATACGAAACAAGTTTGATGATACGCTTATTGTTATTGACGAAGTGCACAATTTAAGAACTACTGGAGAAAATGAAAGCAATGACGCTAAAATGACGGGTAAATTGTTAACACTTGTTGCAAGACATACCCGGAACATGCGTCTTTTATTAATGACCGCTACCCCTATGTATAACAGTCCTAAGGAAATTATATGGCTTCTTAATTTAATGAGAATTAATGATAACAGGTCCGAGATTGCATATGATAGTGTATTTACAGGAACCGGAACAGAAGAGACGATTAAAACTGCAACGGATGATAATGTTTCTCGCTCTGCGTACTCGAGCGGAAAAGAAGTATTAAAAAACGCATCATATGGATACATATCCTATGTAAAGGGAGAAAATCCGTTCACGTTTCCGTACCGAGTGTATCCAAAAGATCATTCGCCAACTCATTCATTTTTTTCAGAAAAAGAAAGCGCGGTTAAAATTCCAACATCAACATTTAATAATGAACAATATCCTCCAACTGATGTTTCTAAAAGATTTCTTGATATTTATATCAGTCCGGTCGGAGACGAACAAGAAAAGATATATAACCGATGCATACAAAAGGCAAAAGATGTTTCGGATTCTAGACGGGGAACCAGCGAAGGTGGTGCGCTAGAAGAAGGTAAAATGAAAGTTAAAAAACGTGTGAATATTAAAAACAGTACCAGCACCGACGATAAAAATGACGGCGTATCGATTGATGGAGATGCAGAAGCAGCTGCAGATGCGGATGCGGATGCGGATGCGGATGAATCCGTCCTTGGTGGAACAGAAGAAGATGTCAACGGTGAACCAGAAAAATCATCATTGTCTAATTATGACGAAATAGCTACAAAATTTGGGTTTGAATCTAGGTATGCGTTACAAGCATTAACAATGACGTTTCCGGCTCCACCTGGTCAATTGGATCAAGTTGATCCATTAACGTTAGTTGGCCAAAATGGGTTCCGGCAGGTAATGATAAGTAAACCGTCTAAAGTAGATGGAATTGATGTTATGAAATATGAATATAAACCTGGCGTAGAGCGTATATTTTCTAAAGAAAATATTGGAAAATGGAGTAGCAAAATTGCAAGTGTTTGTAAACATGCTGAAGAATGTGATGGGATTGTTTTAGTTTATACCGAATATATTGAAGGCGGTGCAATTCCGGTTGCAATTGCTCTTGAAGAACACGGATTTCAAAGATATTCTGGAACTGGGTCTGGTAAGAACGATAATTTATTATTGAATCCAGCCCCTCCAAATCCCACCGATCTTAGACCAGGATCTCGTCCTAAATATGCCATGATAACCGGAAACAAGATGCTTACACCAGTGAGTATTGTTTCAGCAGCCACGTCATCAAAAAACATAAAAGGTGAAATGATAAAGGTGATTATTATAACAAAGGCTGGCTCAGAAGGGATTGACTTGAAAAATATAAGACAAGTTCATATTATTGACCCATGGTATAATCTAAGTTTAATCGAACAAGTCATTGGACGAGCTGTTAGAAACTGTAGTCATGTCGATCTGCCATTTAAACATCGTAATGTTTGTATTTTTATTCATGGGACAAGTTTAACCGGAAGTAACTCGAATATAGAAGCGCTTGATGTAAGCTTATTACATCATGCAGAAGGTAAGGCTAAACGAATTGGTAATGTAAATGCAATCCTTAAGAAAAATGCAGTTGACTGTAATTTAAATAAACCGTATAATGTTCCCACATTCAAGGATGATAACAGCATTGTTCGTCAAGTACTTACAACACGCAACGCGTCCGGCAAGGACCTTTTAGAGATTGATATGTATGACGTTAAAATGAAGCCGCGAACGGATGCATGCGACTACCAAGACGAGTGTGATTTTGGGTGCGAGCCAAACTTGGACGATGTTTTAGCTAAAATGGGAACCGATATGGATACGTATAATATGAAATTTTTAGAAATGAATAGTGAACGAGTTATTCATAGAGTAAGAGCGCTTTTTAAAGAACGATTTTTTTACAGAGAAGATGAATTATTTAGACATGTGAATCAGGTACGCACGTACACAACTGAACAAATATTAGTTGCGTTGAATACTCTCATTAATGATCCGTATGAAATGTTGACAGATTATTATGGCAGAGAAGGGCGTCTAATTCAAATTGGAGACTACTACCTATTTCAACCTGACGGAGTAACAAATCCAAAAATCGGGATTAGAGAACGAACTATGCCTATACATGAAGGAATCGAATCGGTACAAATAAATGTCGGAGACGATGGAACTACCGCTATTGTTCCAAGCGAAGAACAGCGGCGAATGGCGAATATGGGGCTCGATGCTCGGGCGACTGGAGATGGAGTTGGATCAGAGTCAAATGAAATAATGGGGCGACTATTTGATATATATAACATACTTTTAGGTTCGATGTCCCCAATGCACAAAGACTTACCTGAAACATACAAACCCGATGTTTTTCTTTCGACTGTTGTACAGTTTATAAGACCGGTCATTCAAAAAAAAATTGCAGATACATATACCGTTTTATTTGCGTGCATGCATCATTATATTGACATGTTATCGGGCAATGAAATATTAGAAATTATAAACCGACCTAAAATAAACTCGGACGACCCCGATACTCAACAATTCGAGAGAATAATCGATTCATATATCCGTCGATATTCAATTTCATGTCCTTCGAAAGTAGGAGTCAGGCAAGCAATGATCGTTCCTACTTCAAGTATCGCAAAATGGTCAACCACACTTGAACCATCAAGTGGGAAAAAATCTGATGTAAATTTGATAAAATATATTGAAGAAAGTTTTTTTATACATGTTGATTTTATTGGCATGACACCCCAAACTGCTTCGGGAAAGTGGAAGCCATCATCAAAATTTGGATCAGACGATAAAACAATTTTAAGTAAATGTGTATTGGATTGGTTTCTTAAAACGTGCAACACTCCACTGGTCAATTCAATTGGTAAGGACGCTGTAATGCATGAAAATACTAGTGTACCCTACAAAATCGGTTGCACTCGATTGATTTCGTCAGAATTATTACATGAATTCATTCTTATTGATCTGAAAAATCAAAAAAATGTGATTCATGGATCAGTTCCAAGAAACAAACAATTTGTTATTGATTTTTTAAACAAGATACTCACATCGAAAAAGCATACGCTTACCGAATTTATTGGAGCAATAGATGAAGATGAAGGTGAACTGCAAGGTAAAAAAAAATCGTCATCAATTCAAAAACTACCCAGCTTAATTGTATTTACAGAACTTTTATTGAGAGTTATGGACATACAAGATAGTGATAAAAATATACGATGGATGGTTCGTCCATGCGAATTGCAGTTAATAACAAAAGTTAGCGGTATATTTAACGCAAACAAATAGTGAATAGTGAATAGTGGAATAATGAATAATTCAAATTATTCATCGCTATCGCTGTCATACTCCAAGTATAACTCCTCCGTAAGTTCATCATCGTTATCATGCGACGGTTCAGATATTGATCTAGAAATAATAGTATTTGTATTTGTTGATGATTGAGAAGATGATGATTTTATTTTTGTATTTTTAGTTTTTGGTTTTATATAATTTACACCATTTTTATCACACGGATCGTCCACGATAAATCCATCTTTCAGATACCCGTCTCGCGTTTTCCTTTTTATGGGTACATCATCCATTTCATCATATTCAGTTTCATCGACTGTTTCCGTCTTTGTCAAATCGTGAAACCCTCCAAAAAGGTGTGCATATATTCTTTTCCACGACTCGATGGAGAATGAAAAATCTGGAGAACTATTCACAACAACAAGCAAACAATTTCCAAAAAAAAGAATTTCATCAACTGGAGGCGGAAACTCGTACTGATTTTCTTGACCAGCGCGACCCGTTGCACGCGCCCATAGTTCTATCGTTACCTTGTATTTTAGTACTTTCCATGTAGTATGAAGTCGAAATGATGAACTATATGTTTCTGATGTGTCACTTATTTTCATGTAAGTTGAATGTGTTTTTTCGTTTAAGGATAATGGATGGACTTGTTTTAAAGATCCGTTTTTTTTAACGACAATGCAGTTATATTTATCAGTTGATGAGGACGACGATACCGACGGTGATGTCATTTTATAAAAGTATGAAATTATTGCTATGGTTACAAACAATATAACACTTAGAGTTTATATCATTTTAGATTTATTTAAATTTAAATGGATTTTAATAAATGCTGAAACTATATCTAACCCCTTAAACTTTAAAAAATGAACTCAAATTCAAATTCAATACTTCCGCATAGTAATCCAATTATTGAGTCGTGTTCAACTATGAGCGCATGTGATAAACTTACTATGGATACAATGATTAATGTAGCCGCATATTCAAAATACATATCTAAACGTGATTCGGATGTTGAAACGCGGTCTGATCATAAAAAAAGTGAACGCAGATTTTATAAAAAACGAATACTGGCGCTTACAAAAGAGTTAATAAAAAATCCAGCTCATGTGAATGATACCTCACTCATTAATGCAAGTACCGCCTATATAAACGCATGTATTATGCATTTCAAGTTTATTGACTTATCGGATACATTACAAAAAGAATATGCAGAAGTTGATAACGATAACGATAACGATAACGATAACAGTAATAAAAATAATGATAATGATAATGATAATTCTCACCTAAATTTTGAAGAAACTGTACATAAAATAGACGCATCATTTTTTGAAAATGATCATCGAAATGTAAAAAAAATAAAATTAAATGAAAAAAATATATTAGAACAGCTTTTTGTTTTACCAGAATCATCATCGTCATCGTCTCCGTTACATGATACGGATTCAAAGCCTATAAATAACATTCCAAGAGTTGTCGGAATTAATTTAAAGGACCGTCAATTTAAAACAAAAGGTTTGAAAACTACAAGTCATAAAAATAATATTAACAATAATTAATACTACTACTACTACTAAATATTATTATATATTAACAACGCAATGACATCAGTTAACGGAGGGAAACATAAAAATAACGATATACAAAATAACATGAAGTGTAGTCCGCATCCTTCAGGTGAAGCACATTCTTTAAGTGAATCTAAATCATGTTACTCTAATAACTCTCTCGAAACGCTCAAGGATGCATGGAATGCTCGTCATTCCGATGAGAAAATAACATCCGACGACCCTAACGAAATTTGGGCATTTTTACGACAACATCTGTCTCGTGTTTGTAAAAATGAGGCGTGTTGGTTACGAAAACTGCTTATTTTGGAAGACGAAGGTAAATATAGAGACTTGTTAAACTATACATTTGCTCCTCGCGCTCCAAAAAGCTGGATTAAAAAACCGACAACTTGGCTAACAAGCGTAGATATTGAAAATGTAATGAAGCAATATGAACATGCGTATCCATCATTCATGTTTTTAGGCCCCGCACCAATTGATTTTGATTTGAAAATGAATACGGGTGAATATGTTTGGAAGGATATTCACGATTTCAACCTAGGAAACATGATAAAAAGAGGAAAAAGGCATTTTGGTTTTATTTTCAATACAGACCCTCATACGAAATCAGGCGCTCACTGGATATCAATGTTTGTAGATGTAAGAAACGAATATATATTTTTTTTCGATAGTACGAGCGATGATATTCCTCCCGAAGTCAAGATACTTGCAGATCGTATTATAGAAGCGGGTAAACAGCTTGTACCCGCTTTAAATTTAAACCTTATTGTCAACAAAAAAGATCATCAATATAAAAATACAGAGTGTGGAATGTACTCCATTTTCATGATTATAAATGTTCTTACTGGAAAAATGAAGCCTTCTGATTTTGCCGTTAAACGAATATCAGATGAATTTATGATGAAGTTTAGAAAAACGTATTTTAATAGTGCCAAACTAGAAGATGTTCCAAGCGGACCGTCTGATACATTTGATAAGTAGAGTCTAAAAAATTCGATACATAAAAAATGAAACAGTAAATTTAAATATGTATTTATTTTATATCAATTGAAATTAATAATTAAGTAAGATAATGCACGGCGGAGTTAAGCGACGAGAACACCGAGACGGAAAGCCTAAAGAAGGCATTGTATCAATACGGGACATGTTGAACGCTAGAGGGTCTACAATTGAAATGTTGACTTGCGGATCATTGAAGGGTTTTATGTTTGTACTAAACGTTCAAGATGAGCATAGCGAATTTCTTACGTTTAATTCATCGTTTCGATTTACTGTACCAGTCACGAGTTTTATTGTCAAGTTGGCGGTAACATCTCAAGCAGAAGAAGGTATTGACGACTATGTACCTTTAGGCAAAACTGAATCCGAAGGTATTGGAAAGGCTACTGAAACTGAGAGTAGTTTTTTTGAAGAAGCCAAACTTCAACAACATATTTGGAAATCATCCGTTGTTGGGGGAAGGGAGCCGATTTGTCCGCCGGTAGCAAATCTCTCATTTTTTGATAATCAAAACGGAATAAATTTTTTAAAATTTTTGAACTATAAAGTGAGAGAAGAAGCATCTGTTCACACGTTACGTTTTTTAATGAGAGTATGTTCTGAGTCTGCAAGTTCTGGTAAAAATTATGGAATCGGCATGATTGTAATGCCGAAAATTCTACAGTCGGATACATTTTCAAGTTTTGCAAACCTTGCTCATGGGCAGCATTTTCAAGGTATTGAAGTCACTCAAAATGTAGTGGAACGTGTATATGGGAGTGTGGTTTCCAAAATAGTAAGACTTTTTATTGAAGTTGGGGTTGTTCATTTTGACTTGCATCAAAAAAATGCACTTATTTATAGAAAAGACGCATCTCACCATTTACATGCAGTATTAATTGATTTTGGAAGAGCGTCCAGCACGACGAGTGGAATAGACGACGAATACTTAAATTCAGCGGAAAAGTCCAGTATTACTGGTGAAAAACACTATGGAGTTGCAGCCACTAGAACTGGCTCAAAAGTCGCAGTTAGTCAATCGCTATCAACGAGTTCATTATACGAAGAAGCTCTTCAATATTGTGCGAGTCATTCCAGCACGGCAAGTGACCAAAAATATCAGTTTATTCACAAAGTAATGAAAAAGGTCCAAGAACTGGATTATATAAAAAATCAAGCCATGTTTAGAGGATCGGATTATTTACCTGATCGATATCAATCGAACTGGCTGGAAGCGTTGCTTCCTATTAGCCAAAATGTAACAAGACTGAGACTTGCAGACGCTAGTACTCTTTTGAAGAAGGTTTCTGTATATGCCTTTGACAACATGTGTGATGAGATTATAATAGATCCTAGTAAACCAAAAGTTACGGCTGATACATTAAATCGAGTTTGTCTAAATTTTGATGACACTGCAACGGCTCAGACATTCCGGACAGAGTTTTTAATATCATGGTCTGAATTTGGATGGTCGCTGGGTTCAGTGGCTCTTCGAAATATTTCACATTCATTACGTAATTTAGGTAAACGATTCAAACGTAAAAATACGCAAGCCGGTCAAGGAAAAACAAAAAACGGAAAAGGAAAGAGGAGAACAAATAAAAGTATGAAAAATGTAAAAAGTATGAAAAATGTAAAAAGTATGAAAAATGTAAAAAGTAGAATAAATAAACTCGAAAATAGAAAAAAAATAAAATATTAAAGTAATTTATAAAAAACACAGTTATAATACACTATAAAATGATTAACAAATATGTTGTTGAGTTTTTAGGAACTTTATTTTTCATGTATGTAATTATTGCAACCGGAAATGCAATTGCAATGGGTGCGGCATTTGCAATTGCTGTTATGGTTGGAGGAAATATTTCAGGCGGACACTATAATCCAGCTGCATCAGTTATGATGTACGCGGCTGGCAAATTAAGTCGTACCGATCTTATACCGTACATACTTGTACAACTCGCGGGTGCGTTGGTTGCGCTTGAACTGCATAAACGATTTCGCTTTTAAAGAGTATTAGTCTATTAAATTAGTAAATATCCTAAATAAATATAAGGAGGTATGGCGTAAATGCAAATAATAAACGTGTATAAAAATTGTA